CTTTAACTGATGAACAAACAGTTATGGATATGAATCGTGCATGGAGCTATACAGCTGGGCACTTTTCTCCATATATGGGTGAATCGCGTGTAGTAGGACTTGAAGAGGCTATTGAACGTATGGACATGAGTACCAGCACTGGTATTCCGTTCAATAGAGTGTACCCAACCAAACGAGAACTTTTTGAAAAAGATCTTAGTATAAGAGAGTGGTTGGAAGCTGATTGGGATTTGCTGGCAGCAGATCCTGATTGGACTTGTATAGCGAATAATTCTTTAAAAGAAGAACTTCGCACGGCTGTTAAAATATCCGAGAATTCAATTCGGACTTTTACGGCCATGGGTCTTGACGCAACATGTCATGGAACCCGTTTGTTTGTTGATCAAAATGAAAAATTAACAAAGGCACACTTACAGTGTGCATCATGTGTTGGCATGAGTCCGTATAAAGGAAATTGGAATCAACTTTATCTTAAGTTGGACACCTTTAAAAATGGATATGCCCTAGATGAGTCACAGTATGATTCATCCCTTCGATCATATATGATGTGGGGATGCGCTAGGTTGCGTTGGAGTTTACTTCGGGAAGAAGATAGAACTATCAACAATCTTGCGAGAGTTAAAACATACTATCGTAATTTGGTTAACACCATTATAATGACACCGAAAGGTGTTTTGATAATGAAGAAAGGAGGTAATCCCTCAGGATCAGTTAACACGATAAGTGACAACACGCTTATATTGTACACTCTCATGGCTTTTGCTTGGATAAGGACCGCACGTAGTGCAGGTATGGAATCATATGAAGATTTCGAAACTCTTACATCAAAAGCCCTTGTTGGAGATGACAACACATGGACCGTTTCAGATGAAGCCCATGTATTTTATAATGGGCGATCAGTTATTGAACAGTGGAAAGTTATAGGAATAACCACCACCGCTGATACGCTGGAACCACGACGTGCAAAGGAATTAGACTTCCTTTCCTCACAATTTTTGCCTTACAAGGGTACTATGGTAGCTGTTTATGAGCGTTCAAAACTCATGAGCTCCTTAGCTTATGCCCCGCAAAAACTTCTTGATCCTGCGACCTCGTTACAGAGGGCTGCAGGTCTACTAGCAGTTGGATGGACAGATTTGCAATTTCGTAAATTTTGCAGATCATTTATTAATTGGCTTATGTTGAAGTATGATAAGGTTATGGCAGAAAATCCACGTTGGATAGCAGGTAAAAGTCAGTTGCAAACTGACCCCTTTTATGAGGCCCTATTTACTGGAAGAAATTTGAGAAGTGATACTCTGTATATGCAATGTATGGAGACGCAAGAAAGATTAATGAAGCCATATAAAAACATTACAATGAGTAATAGTCAGACCAGACGTCGACAGAGGAAAAATAATGGGAAAAAGGGAACCCAAGCGAAAGCAAGAGCCTTTATAGGACCTATGAATAGGCCGCAAAAGAAGCAAAGAAGGAAAAGAACCAGAAACAATGGACAAAATCAAATCTCACGAACAATGAGAGTTGACAATTCATCGCAATTTGGTGGATCAGGAGTAGTTAGAAACAAGTTATTTGTTGAAAAACCTGAACCATTTCATGGAGATGAGCCAGTTGGTTTACCTTTCCTTGGAAACAATCCTGCTGGAACCATTTATGGAAGCATAGCATTTAATCAAAATGTTTATCCCATTAATCCAGGTTTATCAGCGATGTTTCCTAGGTTATCCAGACAAGCCTCGCTTTATGAGAGGTATAAGTTCACATTTTTGGAGTTTTATTACCAACATGATGTATCCCAATTCCATCCGGAAGGAACATCAGGTTTGGTTTATCTTAGTGCAAAATATGATGCTGCATCGCCGCCCCCTGCGAATACTACGCAAATAGATTCGTCAGAGCCGAAGGTGAGATGTATGCCCAGCGAAAACTGCATTTTGACTGTAAACCCAGCCCAGTTGCATCCCAGAGGTGAACCTAAATTTGTTCGTCCAGGATCTCTACCAGGAGGTTCTGACATCAAGTTTTATGATGCTGGAAATTTGTTTACCACAACTTCAGGACAAGCAGCGAATACCACAGAAATTGGAAAATTATTTGTAAGGTATCGAGGTTTCTTTTACACTCAAGTATTAGAATCCACAGTGCAAACTGCACCACTTAATAATCAGGTCAGTTTGTTCACAACACCAACATTGGTACCTAATATTTCTGGAGGAGGTACAACAACTCCTTTTGCTACAACCGTAACCAACGGGTTAGTAATAGCTGGAAATACCACAGGAGCCTTCGTCCTGCCAGTTGGGAATTATATTATAGATTATGATATGGAATTTAATGGAACAACTGCGACAGTTGCTACTTTAGCACTCCAGGTTAATGGAGGTACAGTCTCAAGTTCAACTAATGCTATAAATGCTAACAACTTAAGTTTGGAAGGATCAAGTTTTTACATTTCATCAAATGGATCAGATATTTGGACAATATCTTATTCCATAGTTGGAACAGTTGCAGGTACATATATCTCAACCGTTCGTTTCGTAGCTGTGTAAGCAGCAAAATGGGTGTCAAAGTGTGGATCATGACCAACACCTTTATGACTTAAAA